TGATATATTCCTGCTGGGCTTCTTCAACGCGATTATCAATCATGGGGATCGCCATCCCCGTTCCCGTTGAGGTTCCCGTTGCCCTAAATATGGTGCCCACTGTTGCCGAAGGGGCGCCAACATTGGTCCAAGCAGAAGACGGAGTGCCAACACTTACAATTGAGTAAGTATTCCCAGCCACAATCCCATCAACCACAACATCTGTATATTCTGTTATTACACCAGGGGCTTCGAGATATCCGATGGAGCAATTCAGGGGGGGGGATCCGCTGCTCATGGCAATCGGGGCAAGTCTGATCTGGGATCCGGCCCATGGGATCCATCGATTGGGGGCCAACGCCGTTTGCGTCTCCCAATTCGGATCGCGCCATTCCTCCGATTGCCGGTCAGAAGCATAGAGCATAACCCCATTTTCTGTAGCCGTTCCAGATGATTGCCAATAAACCCTCTCAACACCAATGTCTGGTCCGGGAACCATCACGTAGTCGTATGGAACCGTTCCGGTCGATCCCGAAAGAGATGGGCATCTCACCACCGTGTAGGATAGTTTCTTTTTCCGCAAGTAATCCTTGACGGCAAAATTTACCGCATCAAGGAACTGGTCGGGAGACCAAGAGCCTGGAGAAAGCTGGCCCGGAATTGATGTCACAAAATTTTGATTGTCTGCCAGAAGGTTTCGAGTTTGGGTTATGACCGTTGCTACAGATAACGCCATAGCGTACCTCCGGGAAGACCACCAACCCTACCGGTGAAGTCGCCACTCTCATAAGAGGGGAGCCCTCCCCATCCGAATGCGCCTATTGATCTCAGTCTCGCTCGTCCCCGTTTAAATTCTTCTCGGTATTCCCTGGCAAGAACAGGATTTGAGAGATCTCCAGGCAGTTCAAGCAGATATGCTTTGGCACCATCCAAGATGGCCCATTCGGCCTCTTCTGGAAACTCAATAGAAGACATTTCGCTTGTCGGAGTAATACTCTGGGTAATCTGAATAGCACAATCGCATTTTGGCGGATCATACAAATAAATAATCCCATTCTCCTGGGAAAATCCCCACGGAGTAGATCTTCCAGATTGCGGACTAGGGGAACCCAGATCCATTGTGGGCTTATTTAGTTCACGAATGGCACGGTACTGATCAATCCTAATTTGTTTCCAGGATGATCCATCTGAATAGATTAGATCGCCCACGGACCAAGCGGATATACCCCCAAGAATCGTTGTGCCCGCTGCGGAAACAATATAGAAACTTCCGGCAGTTGGCCATCCAGAATCAGTCAGCGCCGGACTATTGATAGAAGCATCCCAATCACCAACATATGAGGATGTATACGGGGTTACAGCAACTTTTACAGATGTGATACGAATCGTTTTTCCCAATAAGGGGGATGAGGCGACCGTCAAGGTATTGGCGGGAACCACCACCGGAAGGGACGTTTCTTGACAGATCATGCATTCCTGAGCAATGCGCCTAGCGGCATCCTCCAATGCATGCATGGCTCGGGCTTCTGGTTTGGGATTTTTGAGATCGGGGCGATATTCCATTACCCGCGATAGAAGATCCCGGATTGTTATCGCCATCAATACTCCAGTTACACCCCTACGGGTGCGGTATACTCGGCCTGTGCGTTAAGGATATCCTTGATGAGCTTTGCTTTGTCTGTGCCGGAAATTCCCCACTTCCTGGCGATAGTCATTACATCCTGTGCGGGCATTGGACGCAACTCGGAAGAACTATATTTGCGCTTCGTCACATCCTCATCGCCAATGGCCTTGCCCTCAAATTCAAATGCAAATTGCATTGGCTTGCGCATACAGTCTAGGAAAAGGGTGACCCATTCACTCCCAGGGAACTGCTCAAAAACATATTCTGTGTCTACATTCTTAATGCTCTTGCAGCGTTTGGCGTTAAGAATGTCCTTTTCGCTATGTGTAGATCGAACCTGTGCCATAGACACTCCAAAAAGAATTGGGGGAGGGATTTAATTGTCCTCCCCCAATTAGGGTTAATTAAGCAACTTGTCCAGGCATATACAACAGCGCATCTGATTGAACAACCTTGAAACCCAAAATAGTATTCTGATAGATGCCAGTCCCCGGACGCAGGGGCATCATCGAAACAACCTCTGCATTCTGGATGGTGGAAGCCATAGCAATGGCGTCACGGTGACCAGCCATTGCCTTAAATGGATTTCCAGCGGTTCCGGCACCGGCGACAAAGGGGCTAACAAAAACGTTGAAACCGGCATATTGACCGATGTGACCAGTAATTTGTGTGCCCGTCTTGAAGCCACTATTAAGAGCCCAACCAGCCTGGATCTGCGTCAAATACTGAGCCATTCGGGGATGGATCAAAATCCAGCGCTCATTTTCCGGGATCTTCAACGTGGAAAGCTCCGCTCCGGCAGCGGCAATGGCTACTGCCGAATTAGTAGATGTCTGCCAAGCGGTTGAAGTTCCGGTGGTGGTAGCAGAAGCATAGACGGACTGGATAATGGTCTCATTCACAACCTTGGTATGAGCATCAAGCATTGCCTTTTGACAATGCTTGGTGAGGTCCAGATCGGACAGGAAGAGATCCGCCTTATCAATGGCTCCACCAGTCTCAAAACTGTAATCCAGAGTCAAGGCAATCTGTTCCAGGTCCAGGTCTTGCCAATTGATATTGGCATTGATTTCCCGAGCTGTGGCGACAAAAACCGGTTCTCTGCGAATATAAACCGTTTCGCCCTGGCCCTTATTGCCAAGTTCTCCAGTATACTGGGAATTGGTAATATTGGGAATCATATCCTCAGCGTAATAACGCGCAAGAACGAGTTTGCTGGAATTAGCAGGCAGATGATACTTATTGCTAAGATTATTGCCAACGCGAGCAAGATTAGGCATTTTCTATTCTCCTTTACTTGTTGGTCGTAGAGAGGGTGGGGGAAAGAACCAGCCAATTCACCTCAACCACACCCGTTTGAGGAGTAGCGGACGAATTAAGCGTTGCCCTCAGAACGGTAGCCGCAGAATAGAATTTGGGTGTAACCGTAACAATGGGGGTAGCATTGTTCACCAGATAGGCACCATTCCCCAAAACATGCGTCTGGGCAGCCGCATCAAGCGCGACAGAGGTGATAAATCCAGTGGCAGAAGCCACATCCCCGAGGGTAAGGGTGGAACCGGCGGTACCTGCAACCTGAATACGGGTCCAGGCATCATAAACGCGAGTGCCCGCAGGGACGGTCCAAATATCAACCGTATCATTCTGAACCAGCGCAGTGCCCTTGGCCGCTGCAACCTTAACAAAGTCAATTGATCGAGAATACAGCTTGAACGGACTGTCCTGTGCGACCACCTGATCAGCGCCAGGGCTGGTATAGGGGGTATTAAGGGCAATATTGGACATTATTTACTCCTTAGTTTTCTGTTTTGTGTGTTTTCCACTCGTTTGAGCAAATCGTCTAGAGTTTTAGTGCGGATTGCCTCACTCATAAGGAAATCAAAATTATCCATTTCCTCATCGGTGAGATATTCTTCAGATCCATCATTCATGGGAGCGGCATCGTGTCCCAATTTGCTAGCCGCATCACCCGGAACTGGATTCTTTTTGCCTGGAGCCGAAATAGCCTTTTTAAAGTTCTCTAAAACCGAAACCACATCTTCTGGGTCAAAGTTTGCAGCCTCGTCCAGAATTCGACTTACAACAGGAGGTTGCGTTTCCTTGGCCCAAACCTTGATTGCCCCTCCGAGCTTTTCTGGATCGAAATAATCTGCGGCATCAGCATGCTTGGCTTTCACTTGAGCAAAATGTGCAGCAATAAACGCCGCCCGCTTATCCGTTTCGACACTCTTTGTGGCATCTTGCAGTTTAGTTTTGATTGCCTCAAGTTCACGATTAAACTTTTCCTCGGCCTGCCGATTAGCAAAAGATACCGCCTTAACAATGGCGGATTGAACCTCTGGAAATTCCCCAACCTCTTCCAGGATGTTCCCCGGAAGTTCAAATGGCTTGGATGAATTAATCTTGGTGAGTTCCGCCTTCTTTTCGTTAAGTTCGGCAAGAAGCGTATCACGTTCTTGTTCCAACTTGGACTTGGCCTGGAGTGCTCCATGTAGTCCAACCTCAAGATCGTGATCCCTCTTCTGTTTTACCGCACGAGCGGCATCAACCTCGGCTTCCAGCTCCTTGCTCTTCTTAATCCAATAATCCGCGTCTTTAACTGGATCGGTATTCGGATCCGGGGCTTTGACTACGGTTTTGGCATCAACTTCAGAAGAGGTCTTTTTGCTTTCAGCATTCTGCAAAGTCTGGTTGGCGGCATCATCCGGGACAACCTCAGCGCTTGCGGCCTCAGACTCCTTGGCCTGTTCCTGTTCGAGCCTTTCAAGCCCTTCTTCTGCCCAAGTATTAGGCATTTATTGCTCCTTTCGGCTGGCGACTTTATACGGGACAGCCATATGTATATTATAGTTTATTTTCAGATAACTGCAACAGCCAGTCAATTGCCTTAATCCACCCCTTAATCTTGCCAACTTCATGCATGTCGGAAGCAAGCAGAAATTCAGATTCTCGTATATCTCTTACCCTCCAAAGTTTCTCTTCCAAATACTTCCAATTTTTAGAGTTAACCAATACGTTAACAGCCGAAAATAGATCACCATCGCCCAGGCCGGACAACTCCCGAGACTTACTCATGACAACATTTTTACAATCCAAGTTGTCTTTTTTGATGAATTTAGCAAATATATTCACCTATTTCCTCCCTGTCGTCTTTTCATTTTCGCTTACTGGTCTATGCGCAAGGGCAACTCTTGCTCCATGCTCGGCAGAATCCGCCATCATGCTATTGCCCATGTGCTCAAGATCAACCTGAATTGCGGCATCTGTTTCCGCCGTGAGGGTTCCGTTCATCCTAAGAACCTCTCGCATGATCATAAGTTTGCTCTGGCTGCCGTCGGGGGCTTCCTGCATGGCAATAACCATTGTTTCCTTGGGGCTCGATTGTGCTTTAATCTTTTGATTCAATCCGGCCTCATGTTCTGCATTAATTTGCTCACTGGCATCTGCGAGGGACTGCTTCTGGACCTGTGCCTGTCGGTCTCTCTCTTCCACCTCTTCTGGGGTGAACGTAATGCGCTCATCATCGAGCCCCTTGCTGGTAACCAGCAGTCCCCACATCCGTTCCGGGTCAAAGCGCTTGGCCCAATCCGGATTGGTCGAGGCGATTTGCGCAATTTGCAACAGGTCATTAGACAGGTTCTCCCTCGCAATAAGCCCCTGAACACCGGTTGCAATAACCTTGTGATCGCCCTGAATGTCTGGATCATCATCATAATGAAGGAAAAAGTCTGCCGTCTTCTGAATTAATGGGATGATTAAATAGTTTTCATAATTGAAGATAACAGACTTAATGCTAGTGATAGCATTATCGAACTGAAGTTGCGCCCCGCCGAATGTTCTGTTGTGTGTTCCGGGTCCACCCAACCCTTGAAGGAAATTGGGTATCCCGGTTTCCTCTTGTGCAAATGTGATATTTCGAGCCTGAACAGCGTCCAGGTCCGCAATATGGCAGTCGAACTTCATGGGTTTAACCGGATCTCCGGCAGCAACCTCCGAAGAAATAGTTGGCCACATTTTGCCGGGACTCATTTCCAAATCGGCAATGCGCTTCAGATCCAAACGATCAGTTTGAACAGTAAATGGCGGTTTAACAACAAATGCAAGATTTGTCATTTTCCCGCGCTCACAGGCATTAATCGAATCCTGACTATCGCTCATGGCCTCTGGAGCCCCAATTCCCTCTATTGAATGAGGAATCGCATAGTGTGGGCTAAAGTAAAACGGAAGACGTTCAGAATGCAGCTCACTGATTTCAAGAAAGATGGTCTTATGCCCAACCACCTCTGCCCGAACCATGAATTGGTTTGATTTGGAAGATTCATCAATTTTGGCACCCGCCTTGATAAGATCTTCCCCAGAAAGATACCCCCACCGCTTAATGAGTTCATATCTACCACACCCCATGCCAGCCGGAGTATCGCCATTCATCAGTTGTGTCTCCCACCATCTAGGAGACCAGTTGCCAGATGAATAACGAGAAAGCACTTCATCTATTGCATCTTTCTTATAACCCGGAATATCCCTGAGTGATGTGAGTTCATATTTTGTTAGCACCCTTCGGACATGTATAGCCGAACACTCTTCCACTGTTTTGGCAACGGGGTCTTTGAAAATAGACCACCATGAATGTTGATCAAAGTGCGGATACTTAATTCCATCCGCCTCATTCACAAATGGTCCAGACATAATTCCGGTACCATAAATAACACTTTCAATAACGCAGGCATGCAGCTTGGTGTTCCAGTTATCTCGTTCTAGACCATCGGCAATCTTCAACCGAAGGGCCGCATTTGCCCGTTCGTTAGCCTCAAAAACCTGTTTGCGGATTTCGGTTATCCCAAAACCCTTTGACTTGAGATCATATTCCATTTTCTTAATTCGTGGAAATGGTGGAGATTTCACGTCCCAACACTCTTTGCCGGGAGGCATCAGGATTGGGACCTCCATAGCGATTGCAGCCTGCACCTTGGGGGATGTCAATTTCACAAAGGGAGTGTTCTTGCTCCCGGACAAATCGACACCTGGGTCGTATTTGCCCATTGTGTTAAAGTGGGATCGTATCATGATTCGTTCCCGCGTCATCCTGGCCACGGAAAACTCATCATGTTCTTTTAGGATCATGGAGGCAATCGCGTCCGGGTTATTCTCAAGCTCTTGAGCCATTTTGAGCAATGACTTATGTTCATAATTTACAACTTGTGTTGTGTCTTCCATGATTCACCTATACATATGAATAGCTATTAAACGGCTTGGCGACAGCGGGAATCACTATCGCGTCCTTTCCTGATGTCGTCATTAATTCGGCCTTATCCAAGGCCATTGTGGCGAAACGGGCGGAATCAATTATATCATCATTCACTTTATATATATTATCCTTTCCGTTTTCCGTTTCCTTATACCGATATAAACTCATTTGTTTAATCAATTCGGGACATGCCGATTTAAATATCCACCATCGCCCCTCTGAAATCATTTGTTTGATCAGGGTTATGCCGGTTCTGGATGGATCACATTTGAAAAATTCTAGACCTTCATCCTGGAAAATAGAGGCAACCGAAATCTTGCGGGCAGTAACGAGTTCCGTTTTCCAGGCATCCGGAGAGGTGGCAAACTTGATTTTCCACGGTTTTAATTCCCAAGCGATCTTTTTGGGATCTCCGGAAGTATTCTTCATTTCCCTGTAGACATATACAGATTTGGTTTCTGGATCTATGGCCAGGGCCGTTGCGCCCGTGGGATGGGATCCCCCAATATCCAATCCGCCAATTCGCGGCCACCAACGCGGAATCTCGAAATCATCACAAACGTATTCTCGCTCTTCAAATTGGAAAATCTTTCCAGATCCAACAACAGCGATTCCATGCATTCTGGCTTCTTTTTCCTCATCTGTCATGCCAGCGTATCTTATTGACAAATCAGCCATATCAATATGATCCGCGCGCTCAACCCAAAGAAAGTGTTGTTCGACCTGTCCGGCAGCCGCCATTTCGTTCAATTGACAATAGAGTGGAGTCTGGCCATGCTCTGGGGTAAACGTAAAGAATACCTTACCCTTACTCAAAAGAGTTCTTGCCAAAGCTTGACCAAACAGGGCCTGTGGCGGCTCTTCATCAAATAAAATGAAATCAATAATTGCAGAAGTGAATTTATCCTCATCCTGGTCATAGGACATAAACTGAAGAACGGACTGTTCCCCATCATCGCGCGTAACCAGTATTTTCTCAACAGCTCCTGGCATGCCAGGCTTGTTTATAATCTTGCAATTTTCTTCCTTGAGCCAACCGGTCCACGGTTTAGTGATCTCGCCCAAAAGGTGCGGTTGAAGATTGTCTCTAACCCATGCACCCGATTCACCGATGAGCCACGCCTTAATGGGGCGAGTAAAACGATGCCCCTTCCACCAGGCTGGATACTTTCCCATAAGGTGACAGGCCAGAATGAAAGTAGCGATATAGGTCTTGCCAGTATTGTGATTTAATATATCACCAATAAAATAGTTTGCATATTTGTCTACTGTAAAATCCCACACATCGCCCTTGCGCAGATAATCAATTTGAACGATATTTGTTTTGGAGGGAATAACCAATGACGAAAGAGCGCACCGAATCCGTAATGAAACGCTATCCTGTCGATCCCGACAAACTGAGGGATCTGATTGAGACTGGACATACTCGATGGGAGGCAGCCTTGAAACTTGGGGTTCCTCCACATGCTGTTGCTGAATGGTGCTTTGTTCACAAAATTCGCTCGGGAACATCCCAAATTCGTTCCCGCATTGACTGGACCCAGGATAAAATTGATCACATTCGAGAATCGCTGGGGAGGGGGGAAACCCTATACCAGATAGGGATATATCTGGGCATAGATCCGAAACAGGTAGGCAAAGCTTGTAAGAAGCATGGGATTGAGACCCATCGTCGTGGACCGAAAGATGCAGAAGGCCATCCAAATTGGTCTGGCGGTCGAATGATTGATCCAGATGGATATGTTTTAATATATTGTCCCGATCATCCGATGGCGCGACATCGGGGATTAGGCCTAAGACCCCAGTACGTTCCGGAACACCGCCTAGTGATGTCTGACGTCCTTGGTCGATCACTCCTGGAGAGAGAAGTGGTTCATCACAAAAATGGCAAGAAAGACGATAATCGTCCTGAGAATTTAGAGCTTTTTGATACAAATTCAGATCACTTGAGACATGAGTTAACTGGTCGGTGTCCAAAATGGACGGAAGAAGGGAAACGGAAGATCTTGGATGCCGTAACAGGTCCGCGCAAGAAATCCATCCCGCATCTCCCAAAAGAAGATGCCCCAAAGAACATATAATGGTTTGCCCATTACTAAAGGTAAAACGGTATAAACCATCAGCCCTGGGCTTAATGAATGGTCTATGTGCGTGTGCAACTACTCGTTTTTCCCCATCCCACGCCCATACGTGAAAATCAGAATCAATTTCATTTACGCGCCTGAATGCACCCAAAACAGGATCATAAATTTCCTGTTCCCCACCCAAACACTTGTTACCACCGTTAACCACAACTATATCGGAACTTGCATCACATATGGGAATCTGTTGGGCCTGAGGCTTAAATAATTCCCATGCCGATCTGTCCAATTTGCGTTTTAAGGCAGACTGAATCTCAACATATTTCTCCACTACCGCCTTGGGAATATCCCTATTGCTCTCCATCATATAGAAGTATATGTATAAAAATGAAACATGCAACATTTGCCCTATGGCATTCGTCTCAAAAATGAACTATACTAGTAATCCGTATTGGAGTTTTTTTGAATAGGGCACTACTTGCACCACATCCATTTTCGGATCTTGAATCAAAGCTATATTTACTTGCGGAATCTTCAGGGATAGCGCTCTCTTCGGGGGGCGTCGATGCATCCAGAAAGTGGAAGGCTAGCTCCGAATTAATGAAGTTTTTTCGTGACCATGCGGAAACTGTTCTTCATGCTCTTGCGGCATCCAGCAGCCTCGTTGGGAGACCGACGGGACATGCCAAGAAGGACATGGTTAATGCGCTTTCCAAATTAAGGTCCGAATGGGTATAAGAATAGGGCATCTCGCACTTGCGCATCGGCGGCGGATGCCCTATAATGTATTCGCAGGGAATACAATGACAACATACATCCAAAACCCCACAAGCGCAACCCCCCAGGTTGAGACTTGTTTTATGGAGATGGCATTACGGGGAAGACATACTGTGCAACCTGCGCGGCTAGGACATCTGCGCCAAGAGCACCCCGGTTCCGAAGGCGGAGCCAAGGTAAAGAGTGGGGGACAGCCTATCGTGGAGACCCTGCCCACTCGCTTGACCGAAAGAGGCCCCATAGGGGGTAACGCATCGAGAAGTCTACGTTTCAAAATGCGGAACGACTACATCACGGCTGCTTATCTGGCGACAGATAGATGGACGAACAGAATCAAGGGCTTGGAAGCACCCTCCCCTTGGCCCCACCATGGGATATGTTTAACGTAGAGTGCGCGCAATGCCTGGCTCCGCTCGGTATTAACGCCCCATCCTCTCATTCGTGGGGGGATGGTGTACACACTTCAACCTTCACCATTCGGTATCAGCAGGAGAAGAACCAGTGTCACGCAAAACGTACGACGAACGACTAACCGAGAAATCGCTCAGAGAACGTCACGATACGGTAGATCCGGAAACGTCCAAAAATCTCAAGCGCATCCGGGAGAAAGATAAGGCAAGACTCATTGAACCGCTTAAACCAATTCTTGTCAAAGCTGGACAACCATTTGTTTCCCCAAGACGGGAACTTGAGCCTACCGTTGACCTACCGTGGGAGAAATGATGAAAACCGGAAATGTATCTAAATGGAATCTCACATGGGCAATCCCCTGGATGCTCATTACATGGGTGTTGGTGGAGGTATTGGTGTTTCTTCCGCTATTCCTGGTGGGATTGATCGTGTTTCCTCTCGCTTGGAAATGGGCGCCTAAAACCTATAGACAGTCCCATGTTTGGGCCGATAATCGGGCAATTAAAACATTCTCTTGGCTTTGGCTAAACGAATGGCTCGGAAATCACGAGGATGGACTTTTGCCATTCTGGTGGTCAAACCAGGGTGGAACCGCCTATGCATGGTTTTTACGCAATCCCGTCAACAACATGAGATTCTGGCCAGTGATAGCAATAATTCCTAATCACGATTTTTGCATATTGTCATTGCCTATCCGCTTCTGTGGAACGGCCGAAGAGATCCAGGAATCGCCAGGATGGTTTTGTGCTTGGTATAAGGCGCATGTTGGGTTCCGATGGATCTGGCGAACACCCTTCCTGAAAACCAAAGGACTATCTCTGGGGTGGCACTTAAATCCACGCGACCGAAACGGAATCCCCACCGATGACGTCCGTCGATTCGGAATTGGAACCGTTTGTCAACGACTCAGACAAGATCAGGAGTAAATCCAACCGCCGGATCGAATAATATCTCGAACGCGATTTAATATTTCAGTCTCGATACTCTCGGCAATGGTATCAAACTCGGGATACATTAAACACACCTTCAGACTATTCTGAAGACTCTTGAGATCCATCTTGGTTAGGTCCTGAATTTGGCTCATCAGATACCCCATCGACATCAATGATTATAGAATCCCTTACAATATCCCGCAAGGCAGGATGTTGTCTTAGCATTTCCCGATTCATTGCCATGAGTTCATCAATTGACCTATCCGCAATCTGCTCCCGATGTTCAAATACCTTCTTTTCAACATAATCCGGATTTAATCTTGCCGCATGGGACGCAAGTGCATCCCTTTGGGCTTTGGCCAGAGTGACTTCCTGGGGGTCGAACGGAACACTCTCTCCATTCTCGTCTTTACCTAGATCCATAAGAACCTTCAGGCCTTTCTCTCCAAGAATTTCACCCCTAATTTCCTTCGCCTCTTCCATTGCGGTTCTAAAGTCAGGGTGCCATTTATACCAACTGCGAACCTCGGCAAGGGATGGGAATTCCTTATCTGAACAGACTTCAACCAGATCACCACCGCCAGACACTAAAGCGACAAGCAACTCCATCATTCCAAATCGGTTATATTCTTTACCGTCAACAGCCCACAAAACCTCATCCGCCTTCGCTTGTTCGTGTCTACGCATCTGATCGTGCCGGGCCTTGACGGCAACCCTTTGTTCTGGGGTAAAATAACCAAAGCGCAACTTATGTGTTGCGCCCTTCGTTGTTTCAGGAAGCTGGAGCGGAAAATGCTTTTCGGCTATGGACCTTGTCATTAATCACTTGTCCCATCGATATGGGCAACCACCTTGCGAATCGACCATTTGCCATCACAAAGTGTCCCAAATACCCTACCATCCTTGCTGGTATAGTCACTATATACAAGATCACCGTGCATAAAATCTTCCCGTTTTCCCTCGACAAGTTTTTGATATACCCTCTGTCTGGAAATACCAAGGATTTTTGCCGCCTCAGCTATTGTCATTTCTTTCCCCTTTTGGGACTATATTTAACTCCCGCAAATTTTAATATAACACTATTCAAGTATCCTGTCAAGTATGCCCTGAATTCATTGTCTTTAATACCATAATATTTTTCTATTTGGAAAACGGCATGTGAAACCTCGTGGGTTATGGCCTCTATAACCTGATCTTCCAAAATGTTTGATGGGAGTAAAAATATGGTTATAACCAAATTACCATTGTCACACTCTTCCCATGCGCATTGGGATGGACTTATTTTTTCTTCATCTGTAGGCAATCCCAACCCGTTCCACACCTTTGCAAATTCTAAATTATTTTTTGCCAGAATCACTCGCATCGTAAGTGATTTAAGCATTTCAAAAGGTATTGTGAGTGTCCTCATTGGCATCCTCATATGTCTTGGAAATAATCAACCATATCTTCAATCGCATCAACATCTCCCTCAACCCATACGGGTATCCAGGCTCGATCTGCTGCGTCTACTTCTACCTCGGCCCCCTTCGATTCTCCAAGCAGCCAATAAACACCATCGCATGTGCGAAGCCATTCTAGGTCATAATCCATCCATTCCTCCCATGAATGTGGGGCATACAGATCCCAAAAATGGGACAGAAGTGGACAGTATGGAATAAATCCATTCTTCCAAAGCATTTCACAAGCCATAATGGAGCGTTTGACATTCTCTTCCTTATCACCCTTGCTATACGGACTGGCTACATAAATCTTGGGTTTCATCGATTAAATCTCCTTTGCCTCAATCTTGATTGCGCGATTAAGAAAAGCTTCCGCCTTTTTCATGTCCTCAAGCCTATTCCCCTTTTTTCCGCACCGATAGAGATATTTTATGGCGGTTTGAATACAATATTCAATATGGGAAGCATCTCCCCTTGCGGCCCTCATGGCATCCCAACATTCAATTTTTCCTGATGCATAATGGGATGGATGATTGATAGGATCATTATATGGTTTTGTTAAGTCTAAACCATAATAAGGTGAATGAAGATCGTTATTTTTTTCCATTATTTCGCCTCCAAATTAAAACGCTGAATACAACTCTTGCATTCGCCACAAGGTTCACCATTCCTGGGCATCCGACAACTCCAGGTAGCATCTCGGATTGCTTTCGGGAGCATCCTCCAAATATCGGCCTTAGTCATGTCGGAAACCGGTCTTATTTGCTGCACTTTACGAATACATGCCGAATTAAACACACCATAGGAGCGCCCAATTCTCAAAGAGTAGTCACTGGATTCAGAATAGTCGTCCTTCGTGACTCCATTTGCTACATACACGATATTGGAACATGCATTACAAATCTGGGCCGCCGTAAATGCCACAACATCTGCGTCATATGGAAAATTTCCATTTATTGTTGGAAACTCAATCAAGCTTTCAGTATAAACTAGGCGATTGTTTTTACCCAATCTAATACCGCTTGCGTCAAGAAGACCATCTACCGCAAATCCTTCTTGTGTGGACCTGCCTTCGTGATTCCAGAGTGAAATATGATGCGCATGGATGTCGAATGGTTTAAATTCATCATCATTCAATAATTTCCACAATACCCCCGTACTGTCAAGTCCGCCACTCCACATCAATAGTATGGCTGGTCTATCCGTATTGAGATTTAGTCTCATTTAGTACTCCTAAAGCGACAGATTGGGAAATATTCTCCATCCTCATAAGATGGGATAACCATCTTCTCAAGCCTTAACCATGGAGCGAATAGATAAATTATTCGCTCCATGGAGGGGAAGGTGTAGACCTCATCACTTCCCTTATAGCACTCCACTGTCTTAATCCATTCCGCCCCCCTCTGGCCAGGATGAACAAAATTCCACAGTTTCCAAGTATTATAAACATCGCCAAGCCTAACCCCTGTGCCAGAATAATTGCTGGCGTTGGTTCTGACCAATCTCCACTTCCACAAATCAGGATTGTCGGTGGGCATGGACGCCGCATTCGGCCTGGTTTCCGGAAGATAGATCCTCACCACAAAAAATCCACTGGGAACAAGTTCTTTATACAGATTGGCAGCAAGGGCGCGATATGAGTCTTCATTATTAAGACAGCTTAATCCGCCGTCACAAATGGCCGCACCGAAGAGATCGTCTCCCATCCAGTCTTCCCATCTCAACTTTTGAAAAAAGTCAGTTGGATCACCTAGGCGTTTGAGCATCTCTGTAGATTGATCCAGAAATAGAGATACACCAGGAATCTGCTTAAATTCTTCCGTCGCCCCCAGCGAAACGATGTCTCTGGTGCCACTAAGCAAATCCTTGTAAATATCAAGGTCCTCCTGATTTGGTCTTAGGGGATGGCCAACAAGATCCCACGTTTCCGCCCGCTTGTCCCAGTAGTTCATACTCCTCCCCCAATAGATACAAAATACATTGCTCTTGACAAATTGTCAAGAGGTAATTGATATCAACCAACTATG